ATGTTCCCGATCTGGTACGTCGTGGGCAGGGTCATGGAGAAGGCCACTCGGGACAAGCTGTCCGTCGTCATCGCGGACATGGCCGCCATCTCCTCCAGCATCGGCGGGGCCCACGCCCCGAGCATCCAGACCGCCCGGGTCACCGACTGCACCGTCGAGTCGGTCATCATCGGGGCGGAGGCGTACATCTCGGCCCGCTTCGACGTGGAGGTCTTCACATGAGCTTCATCCACGGCCGGAAGACGGAGCTTTGGGCGGGTGGCGCGGACATCTCCGCCTACTTCCGCTCGCTGGGCCTGAACTTCGAGGCCGACAATCCCGATACCACGACGTTCCGCAACGACTGGCGGACGTTCATCCCGGGCCTCGGGGACGTGACCGAAGAGGCGGGCGGCCTGTTCGACGCCGCGCACGTCCCGACCTGGACGGCCATCCTGGGCGATCTCCCGGCGATGGTCCTGACGACCGGCCCGGGCGGGCTCCACGCCGCCCTCGACATGGCCCGCCTCGCCATCGTGGCCAGTGCGACCTACAAGGAGAGCGCCCCGGTCGGCGACGTGGTGAGCTTCGACCTGGGCCTCCACGCGACCGGGCCGCTCGGCTTCGGCCACGTCCTGGAGCCGCTGACGGCCGTGACCGGTGATCAGAACGGGACGAGCCGGGACCTGACCGCCGCGAGTTCCAACGGGTTCATCGCCCATCTCCACGTCACGAGCGTGTCGGCGTCGGATAGCATCGTCGTCAGCATCGAGGACAGTTCCACGGGCTCGTCCGGCTGGGCCACGGTCGGCACCTTCGCCAGCAAGTCGGCGGCCGGCGCCGAACGGATCGTCGTGGCCGGCGCATTGAAGCGGTACGTGCGCGTCGTGGACGACGTGACCGGGGCCGGTGTCAGCATCATCCGGGGCGTGGCCCTGGCCCGAACCTAAGGAGGTACGTCATGGCTTTCGTCCACGGCAGGCTCGGCGAGTTCACGGTCAACAGCGTGAACCTGTCCGCGTTCTGTGACACGCTGGAGATCAGCATCGAGGTCGAGAATGCCGAGGTCACCACGTTCGGCGACGCTTGGCGCAACTTCATCGGCGGGCTGGTCGGGGCGACCATCGATATCGGCGGGGCTTGGGACCCCACGACCACGACCGGCCCCGCGTCGGCCATCGCGTCCGTCATCTCCGGTGGCGCGGCGGTCACCTTCATCGCCGAACCCGGTGGCGCGGCCGTCAACCAGGGCCGCACCGGATCATGCCTCGTTGCCTCATACAAGGAGACGGGAGCCGTTGGCGACAAGGTTGGCTTCACGGCCAGCTTCCAGGTCACCGGGGCCGTCGCCTTCGAGTCGTGAGCCTGCCCCAGATACCCCTTCGCGGGGGTAGCGTCGTGGTGGCCGGCGAGACGATCAGCTTCCTGGCCCTCTCGCGGGCCGACGCCATCCACGTCCAGATCGGCTTCCATGCCCCCAACCTGGAAGACCTTGCGGACGTGGAGGCGAAGGCCAGCGCGTGCGACGGCTTCATCCTGGCCAAGGCCTTCGGCGTGAGCGAAGCGGACGGTCTGGCGTGGCGCGAGACGACGGACGGCGAGGTCGTGGAGAAGGTGATCGACGCCATCCTGAAACTGAGCGGCATCGGCCCGAACGGGGCGTCACCCCCCCAATGATGTACGAGCGTGCGTTCATGGAAGGCGCGCTCGATCCCTTCGACTGGATACTGGCAGAGCAGATGCACCGGACCGTGGTGGAGCTGAACGAGACGATGACCGAACAGGAGTATCAGAGCTGGCGGGCCTTCCACGTCTATCGACGGGCGATGGAGGAGAAGGCCCTGCGCCAAGCGGAGAAGGTGGGCCGTGGCCGCTAACGGCTTCAGCCTGGAGGTCCATGGCCTGATCGAGTTCCAGAACGCCCTGAAGCGCGTGGAGGGCGGCGTGGACAAGGAGGTCCGCAAGGCCCTGAAGGCCATCGCCATGGGCGTGGTGAAGCGCGCCCGCGGGAAGATGAAGAACCCGGGCGGCAACGCGGCCATGAGCATCAAGCCCAAGGCCACCGACAAGTTCGTCAACATCACGGCCGGTGGCGACCGGGCCCCGTACTTCCCGTGGCTGGACTTCGGCGGGACGACGGGGCGCGGTCACGGTCCCGGGGGCGGTGGGGCCATCGTCCGACCCTTCATCAAGGAGGGCCGCTACATCTATCCGACCATCGCGGAGTCCCGGGACGAGATCGGCGAGACGGTCACCAACGTCATCCTGGACGCCGCCAAGCGGGCCGGACTGGACGTGTCGGTATGAGCAAGATCACCGTTGATATCGTCGGCGACAGCTCGAAGTTCACGGGCGCCCTGAACAAGGCCGAGTCGGCCGGCGGGCGCTTCAGCAAGCAGGCCGTCAAGGGCTTCGGGGTGGGCGTCGGTATCGGCGCGTTCAACCTGGCATCCGGGGCCATCTCCACCCTCATCGGCTCGCTGGACGAGGCCCGTGACGCCTACCTGGAAGACGCCGCCTCGCAGGACATGCTGAAGGCGGCCTACGAGCGTTCCACGGGCTCGCGGGCCCTGTCCATCGCGGCCATCGAGGAACAGATCAGCGCGAACCAGCTCCTGGGCGTCAGCGACTCCGCCCAGCGCGACGGCATCGCGTCGTTCATCAACCTCACGAACGACGCCACCACGGCGATGTCCCTGAACACGGCCACCATCGAGCTGGCCGCTGCGACCGGGATGACGTACGAGGCGGCCCAGGCCGCCGTCACGGCGGCCCTCGCCGGCCGTGGCACCGCCCTGAAGAAGGTCGGCGTGGAGCTGGAGAAGGGCATGACTGCCGAACAGCTCGCCACGGCCATCACGAACAAGTTCGAAGGGGCCCAAGCGAAGCTCGCCGAGACGGAGGGCGGCAAGCGCGTGGTGGCCCAGGAGAAAGTCGGCGAGGCCATGGAAAAGGTCGGCAAGGTGGTTGCCCAGGTGTCCAACGTGGTCCTGCCGATCTTTGCCGATGCCCTCACGTTCGTCATCAACACGTTGGGCAGGGCCGGCGACGTGATGCGCGGCGTCACCGCCACCGTGACGCGGGCCCTCATCCCGGTCTTCCGCTCCATCCAGCCCGTCGTCAGCACGGTCTTCGGCGTGATCGGGACGGTCATCGGGCGGGCGGGCGACGTCGTCCGCACCGTGTTCGGGGCCATCGGCACGGCCATCGGCATCCTGGGCACCGCGTTCCGCGGCATCCAGACCATCGCCACGAAGGTCTGGAACGTGATCAGCGGGGTCTTCAAGGGCGGGGTGAACCTCGTGATCGGCATCGTCAACGGCATCATCCGCGGCATCAACAGCATCCAGGTCCATATCGGCCGGTCCTGTCTACGGTGGACAGGCCGGTCTCGATGAGATCAGTGACGGCATCGCCCGTCGTATGCGCCTCCAGCGGGCGTAAGGAGGTCACGCTATGGCAGCCGGCGCATGGGTCTTCCCCGATGGCGTCCGACAGAAGCTGCTCAACGGGCAGTTCCTCGCCGCGGACAGCTACCACATGGCCCTCTTCCTGTCCACGTCGAACATCGGCACGGGCTCCACGACCTATGCCGCGCTCACCAACCAGCACGCCAACGCCAACGGCTACACGACCGGCGGCATCGTGGTCGATATCACCTTCGCCGGGACCACCACGATCACCTGTGACATCGCCACCGACCCGGTCTGGACGGCGTCGGGCGGGTCCATCGTGGCCCGCTTCGGGGTCATCTATGAGGACAGCGGCGACGTCCTGTGCTACTGCCTCCTGGACAGCACTCCCGGCGACGTGACGGCCACGACCGGCAATACCCTGACCGTGGCCGCGCACGCCAGCGGGGTGTTCACGATGGCCTAGACCATGGCCATCACCAGCAGCACGGGGTTCAACGCCTCCAGCGCCCTCACCACCGTCGTCACCTACCCATCGACGGCGGCGGCCGGCGACCTGATCGTCGTCATCTGCGGCCTGGACGTCGGGGCGTCCACGTCCACCAACGACGGCGGCCTGACCGAGCTGAAGGACGAGACGGGCACCGACGTCTGGGCCTGGATCGGCTACAAGAAGGCGGCTGGTGGCGAGACGGGCGTGACCCTCACGCACTCGTCCGAGAAGGGCACCTGGATCGCCTACCGCATCCCGGCCGGCGAGTGGCACGGCACGACGAACCCGGAGATCACGGCGGTCGGCGACGGCACGAGCGGCTCGCCTGATCCGCCCTCGATCACGCCGAGCTGGGGGTCGGAGGCGGGCACCACGTTCATCGCGCTCGTCATCGCCGACGACTCGGCCGAGCCGTTCCCGATCACGGCCTGGCCGACGAACTACACGTCGAACCAGGTCTCGGAGTTCGGCGGCACGAGCGCGTCGTCGGTCGCCGCGGCCATCCGCATCGCGGCGTCCAGCCCGGAGAACCCGGGCACCTTCACGATGACCGGCAGCGAGCACTGGCGGACCTATACCATCGCGGTCCGGGGGTTCGTGGCGTCGGGCGTCACGGTCACCCCGCCGACCCTCGTGGTCACCCTCACCAAGTTCGCGCCGACCGTCAGCATCACCAACCACCAGCTCGTCA